TCTCCGGCTCCTTCCAAAAACTGCCCTGCATTTTCAAATACACTTCCAAGATTGCCAATTCTTTTTTCCAGATTTTTTGACTGTCTTGCTACTGTCCGTGATGGATCTGAAAATTCATCAATCAGCTTTACTACCGCTGCTACTGTTTTATTTGCCCCGTTCCCTCGCCTCCTCTTTTATGTCTTCGATCTCCTGCATCAAAAAAGCACGGGTAATCAGCCGTTCACCCGCACCCATATTGTAATAATCCGAAATTTTCCACTTTTTCAAACGGAACAGTGCGTAAGCAATGCTTGCTTCCCTGTCCGTCCTGATCAGTTTTTTATTTCCTTCTCCTCAGTCTTAAGCCCGGATAAAGCAATAATCTCATCTGCAATGGTTCCGGCTTCTGCCTGAAACAGAATTGCGGCAAGATCTTTTGGAGTCGCAGCATTAAAATGCTCCAGCAAAGCCGGATCTTTTAAATCCGGTTCAACAATTCCATTCACACAGAACATCAGGTTTGTGTCGTAAGCTGCTGAAATATTTCTTTTTCCTTTCTCATCAAACATCATCTGCATGATATCATTGTGCTTCCGACCCGAAACTTCCTGAATCGTGATCTCTGTTTCCTCTCCCAGAAGCTTTGTCAGCCTTGCAGACCGGATCTTCTTTGTTTCCTTTTTCTCTACTGTCTCTTTATCAACTCTGATCAGCTTTTCAATCAAATTCATGTTCTTTACCTCCTGTCAAATAGCATCCAATACATCAAAATCCGAAAAATTAAACGGAATGGACTCTTCGCCCAGCTTTCCGGCTTCCCAGTCTGCAATTGGGATTTCTGTAAAAATACAATCCTTAAGCCGTACACGTTCGCCGCCAAAGGCTTCCGGGTCATCCAGATTGGAGATGATCGTGCCTCTGATTGCTTTTCCTTCCTTGATCGCCTGTGCTGCTCTTTTCAGCCAGTATGATGTCACTTTATTAAGTTTTACAGTTCCTGATCCGCTGATTCCCGTTACTTTATACCCCTTTTTTAAGGTCCTTGCCTGTGTCACTTCTGCGGTATCAAATTTCATTTTTGCCTGAAGTGCAGTGGTTTCTGCCATATAATCAGCATCAATCCACAACTCTCCAAACGTTCCATTAATAACCCTGTCTGGTGTATAACCTTTCCTCGTTAATCCCTCCTCTTATGCCGTGATATTCAGATAGATGTCTTCCATAACATCTGAAATTGTCACAGTTGCTTTGAAATATACTTTTTCATCAGTATACTGTTTCTGCATTTCCTCATCTGACATGGCTTCTGCATCTTCTTTTTTGATCTTTTCATTTTCGATCACATATTTTCGAATTTTCTCCACGTCAAGCTCAATGCTGTAATCTTCGATCAGGCCATTTACAAGGATTTCGTCCATGTAGGTTTTGATCGCAGATAACAGAAGACACTTATTGCTGTATGTATTCTGATATTTTCCGATGTAGTTATCCTCGGCCAGCTCAACAATATCGTTGTTGAGCATGTCCATAGTCTCTACAACACGGATTTTTTTCCATGGGCTCTGCTTTCCGGTTAAAGTGGTTAACGATGTCACGCCTCTTCCAACCTTGGTTTTTTCTCCGTCATCAAACAAAACAAACTTTCCTGCATCAATGGCTGCTTCAACCGATTTGCGGTCCAGATCTTCACAGGCTGTTACATCGTCCAGAACAGCAAAGGTCACGGACTGATCACTTCCTGTTCCTGCGATCAGACCGGCAATCCTGGAACAGAATGTTTCTGCCGTATAGCTTTTTCCATCTGCAGTTACTGTCTTCGTTGCATAATTTACAATTCCCTCTGTATCTGCTTCTGTTTCCGGTAACACGGCTTTCACTCTGTTATGAGCTTCCCTCTGAGCTTTCACCCAGTCTGTGATCTTCTGTGTCTGGGAATCTTTTTTTGCACTTGGGAAACACATCCAGTCTACTTTCTTCCGCTCAAAATATTTGAAGGCTTTACTGTAATCTGTTTCTGCAGTTGCAAGAACATATACCACAACTTTTTGCGGCGCCGTGTCATTTCCACGGAGTGCCAGGGCAATCTGGTTTTTATTATCTGTCCCCAGCTCCTCCGGGATATCTTCACTTGAAAAAATTGTTACCGGATTCCCACTTGGAACCTTTGCATCTTTGAGCACCATTCCAACAGATCCGCGGTCCAGCCTTTTTGCCGAATTCTGCGCCCGTGCCACGAATGTGATGTTCATTGCTGGTAATCCCATCAGTTTCCTACCTCCTGTCTCATTTCCATGTTTTTCATAATTTCACTGTTATCCTCCCTTTTTACCTCATCCCAGAATTCCACCTCAAACGTCACTACAGGGATATTGTTGTTTTCACCTTCAAACATACAGTTTATGTTATCGGTATTCAGTTTCCTGCTGCCAACCTCAAGTTTATAGCCAAAAGCGGCTTCCATTTTTTCAAAGAATTCCATTGCCGCAAGTTCATCAGGCCGTTTCTGGATAAGGTCAATTTCGATCTCAACGTTTTTGTGAACCGCATTTTTCGTTCTTTCTGAAAACGTCTGTGTGACATAAACAAAAAAAGAAGGTCTTGTATAACCTTCTATTGTGTCTGGTCCGTATATTTTTGTACCGGGATAGGCTTCCTTTAATGTGAGGTTCACAGCCTGCTTAATATCTTTAAGAGTCAAATCCTGCATCCTCCAGTATTGAATTTAGAAGCTCCTGGCCGATTGCTTCGGAATATTCTGAACGTCGTGCCATATATTTTCCAACAGTCTTTTTAGCGTATACCTTACCAACTTTTCTTCCAGTTCCCGGTTTTCCTTTTCCCCAACGGTTTTTCCGGTTATGCGTAACCAAGTCGTGTCCTTCTTCATAAAGATGATAATGCGGAGCTTTTGATGTAACTGCTACTGTGTAATTTTTTCCCGATCGGATCATTTTTCCCTGTCGAAAGCTGTCCTGCAGTCTATTCCCTGTCGCTGGAATATGATGTCCTTTTGCTTCTTCCTGTACTCTTACTCCAAGATCCTTTGCGATATTTCTTGCTTCTTTTTTCAAAACTTTTTCTGTTGAAGCAGGAAACTGCTTCATAGCCTTTTCCATAGCCTCAGCAAATTCTCCGTCTCCAGTTATATCAAACTTGATACTCATTTCCTTCAAAAACCTCCTTGCACTGTATCTCAAGAAGTTCATGTCTTTCATCAATATCCAACGGCGGACCTTCTATTGTAAAGATCCTGCCGTGATATTTGATCCTCATATCTGCAGTAATATCATTCCGGAACCGCACATATATCCTGTGAGATACCTCTGGTTTGAGCTTTCCCATAAAGTTATATTCTGAAGATTTGTATGGTTTTACACTCCCCCAGATAGTCTTATAATCCTGCCAGACTGACTTATTCTGTCCCATCTCATCTTCTTTGGCTTCAAGGCGTTGGAAAGTGATCCGCCGGTTTAATTTTCCTGTATAAATCATTTCGCCACCTCACAGAAAATTGATACAGTACATTCCCAGAATAGTTTCTGCTGTTTTATTTATAACATTTTTATCAACCTGCAGCTGGCGGTTATCATACATATCCGCCATGAGCATAAGGACGGCAATCGTAATGTCCTCATGCTCGTCCAACTGCTCCTCAGTCAGCCCCGTATATCCTTTACAAAATTCTACGGCGGCTTTTTTCATAACCAGAATCTCTGTATTGTCTTCTGTTTCCATATCTTCCGGGGATTCCCTGATATGCCGCCATATATCTGCAGCAGTTATTTCACTGATCTTCATATTTCCTCTCCTTTTGCGCCGGCGCAACTTTAAGCGGATGCCATTGTCAATTTTGCGATTTTCTGGGAATCCTCCACTTTTGTATCAATTTCCATCCATGCAACTACGCCTACTGCATGCTGCGTTGCATATTTCTCTCTCAGTACTTCGATATTTGCGTCCTCTGCCACTTTTACCGCTAATCCGGAAAAGTCTCCATAATATACTGCTGTAGCTTTTGCTGCCATCTTTGGCATTGCATCGGAACAATACACATCTTTTCCAAGAAGCGTATATCCCCACCGTGCTGATACATCCCTGTTCAAAAGATAATTACCATCACTATCTTTTAACTTTCGGATTGCGGTTCTGGTGGCTTTATTCATGATCCATACAGCACCGCTCTGATAAGTATCCGGAATGGACTCCTGTACATCGATCAACTCGTCAGCTTTAACTTTATCTGCTGCCGCTGCTGTAATACCCCGTGTAACTTTCGTAAGTCCTTCAGCTTTTCCGGTTGTTCCGATCAGACACTCATGTTCAATAAATACAGAAATCGCTTTTGCCATATACTGGATAATCTTATTCAGTACATCAAAATTACTGTTATTGATCAGTTTCTTTGAAATCAGCGTCAGTGCTCCTGCAAGGAATCCACCAAGCGAAATACTCTTGAATGTTCCAGAGGTACTGGTAAGTTCTGTAAACTCATCCGCATAAGCCATTTTAATGGAACTGGTTTCTTCGTCATAATATGGGATATTGATTGTTCCACCAATGTTATACCGGTCAGCCATACTGTAGATTGGGCAGATTTCTACTACCTTTTCAATGATTTTATTGACAATAGAAGACGGAATCACTGCACCATTGTCCGCATAAGTAAGGTTCGCAGCTCTTTCGTTTGTAAGTGTTCCTCTCACATAATCCACAAATGCCCGCTCCTCAACGGTCAGATCATCGTTTTCCCCGTCTTCTTTTTTCTTTCCTCCGGGATTTCCCAGATTTCTGGCTCTTTCTTTTGCTTCGATCGTCTTGTCAATGGCATTGATTTCTTTCTCAATTTCATCAAAACGGGCCTGCTCTGATTCTTCAAAGGCACGTTCTTCTTCCTGGGCCTTATTTAAAATCCCTTCCATTTCTTCTACAAGGGCAGCTCTTTTTTCCTCCAGGTTCTTTAATTCCTCTGCCCTTACCTGCAGGTATCGTCTGGCAGCTACTCGGAATGCCTTTTTATTTGTAATTCTTCCTCTATGACTTTTCATGATTTTCCCCCTAATCTTCTGATGATAGCTTCATATTTCGAATAATCCACTTTTTCTTTCTGTTCACTTGAGATTACTTTTGTTTCCAGAGTTCTTACCTCCAGTACTTCATTCCCGTCTGCGCGCATCTCGATGGAAGTGCTTGCATAACAGGGAATTTTCCTGTTATCAATAATGGATACTTCTTTCAGATCCATATCCTCAACAAATCTGCGTTTCAGTCCGGAATCGGTATCTTCCTCTTTTGCGGCCCTTTCTATAAATCCAAAGGACCAGCCTCTCAGTTCTCCTTTTTTTGCTTTTTCGATCACTTCCGCGTCTGTAATTTCTGCAATTGCACGAAGCCCGATATTGTCTTCAAACAGCTGCAGATTTGTTTTGGTACTTCCAAGTTCCCTGCTGTAATCATGATTCAACAGGATCTTTATTTCATCTGCGCGTGAAATGGCTCTCTCAAATGCTCCCGGAACAATCTGCTCAATAAACTGTTCCCCGCTTCTGTCCCGGATCGGTCTGCTGTCTCTGGCAACAGCATTTACATAGCCATCAATCGTAACCGACTGCTCTCTGATCTCTATTCTCCTGGGTCATCGCCCCCTTCTTTTATTTTTGTCAAATCTAATGTTTTACTGGTGTTAAGTACAATCACTTTATTGCTTTCCGGATCATACAATCCGTCCTGGAGCCCCAGTTTGATAAATTTCATACCAAGAGGTGGCATATTTTCTTTTTTTCGGACCTCATCTGTCTGAAGAAATCCTTTTTCAATTCCAACACTGTATGCGTTATACCGCTTGTCAATATCCCCTTTGATCAGTTCTGAAATATCAAAATCAAAAAAATACATCTGTTTTTCAGATTCCAGCAGCATTGCCCGGTTTAATGCAGTCCGAAACTCTGCCAGGAGGTTTGAAAGCTCATATTTAATGAAATTTTTTTCATCCTGTTCTCCGGCATTGCCACTTAAAAGCGATGGCGGGATCCCAATTACTTTACAGATCTCATCCCCATTCGTCTTTTTATTTTCATTCAGCTGCATTTCTACAGATGTATTGGACGCTTCCTGAAAATCAAGGCCTTCATTCAGGATCACCACACTCTCTGTATTGTTTGAATAAAGATTTCTCCATGCTTCTTTCAAAGAATTGATTGCCTGCTGCGACAGTCTTCTCGGAGACTTAATAAAGCCCTTCTTATTACCGCCTGTTGCAACAAGGGTTTCCTCAAATTTCATGGAGTTATACGCCACACTAAGAAGCTGCTTGTTTTCTTCAATAAGGCTTTTCCCCTGTGCCCCATCCTCCGTATTTCTCAGAAGGCGTACAAACTGATATGGCCTGTACGTGTTTCCCTGTACTAAAATGTCATAATCTTTAAATATCACATCCGGATTCTGGTTAAAACTTATGTTTTTTTCTGCCACATACCTGAGAGAACGTACTTCGTTCCTGACTTTATCTATGTAAATATAACCGCCTCTCCCAAGAAAATAATCCAGAACAACGGCCCGTTTCATCTGATAAGCATCCAGCGTATCCCCTGTTTCAGAATTCAGTAATATCGTTCGCCTATCATCCGTCACTTCTGTGATCCTGTCATCTTCCCGTTTATACAGCTTTATTGGAACTGCTGCCATTGTCCCTGCGATCTTATTCAGGCATCCGGCCAGGGACGGAATATTCATTGCTCCTTCCCTTCCAATACTTTCTCCTGATAACCAGGCTCTTAAAATAGCGGCATCTACTTCCGGTTCCAGATCCGGATCCGCACGTTTTTTCCGTTTCCAAATTTCCCTTGATATCCCTCCTATGCTGTTTGTGCAACAAAATTGTCGCCATTTAATAAATATTGCTGTAAGAGATACATCGCATTAATCAATGCAACTACCTCATCTACCTTACCGGTGGATTTCTTTTTGTTGACATATTTGTTTAAGTTTGTGTCTTCTGTACATCTCGCATTCTGAAAATTGATTTCCAGAAGCCGGTTCTCTTCATATCGGAATGCCTGCTGCAGGATCAGCTCTTTTAACCATTTTGTTGGCTGATGCAGGACGGAACTATGCTGTTTGATTTCCACACACTCCAGCCCTTCTGCTTCCATTTTCTGGACACTTGAAATTGCATTGTAGCGGTCATATCCAACCTGTTCCACAATTACTCCGTATTCTTCTTCCAGCAGATGTATCACATAATTTTCCACTACACTGTAATCAATTACTTCCTCACCACATGCAATACACTCCCCTTTACTGATCATTCTCTGATAATCCACATGTTCTTTCTGGGTTTTTATGTTAATTTTCTCTTTTGGAATAAATCCCATTACCCTAGCGTAAATATATCCGTTATCTTCTGTCACCATCGCCACCGCAGTATTATCATCCGTCTGGGAAAGATCTACTCCAACCCATACCTGACGGCCATTCCACCACTGTGGATCTGGTTGGATCCTGCACAGTTTCACTTTCTGAATATCTATATAACCTTCCACACCAAGTCCCTTATAGAGAATATTGTTATGCTTGCAAAGATAATTTTCTCTTTTATTCTCATAAAGGACTGCTAAGGTACGTTTCTTTTTTATCTCATCAAAAATATATTGATGGGATACTGCAACCGGATTGCTCTGATAAATCGCACGATCATCCGTCTGCCAGGCTTCTCCCTGCTTCAGATCATCATCTGGTTCGTAAAGCAAAGCAAAATATCGCCGATCATCCAGCAGACCGTCCAAAGTCTTTTTTGCAATGTCAATTTCAT